TTTTTAAGAATTTTTGTATTTCAGGAACATCTAAAAAACTGTTGTAGCCTTTATCAACCTTCATACCATAAGGTATAGGCACACCATTTAATCTAGTGAGAATATCAGATACTGATAAGGCACGTTCCTCCATACTTCTTTGACCAGACAGCTTTTTTTTCTGTCTTTCAATGTGTTTAATACGTTTATCTGTTGGCATTGTTATTGTAAATTTACACTAGAATAAAAAAAATTATATTAAACGTGCCAAGTTGGCACATATTGTATATACTATTATTATCTACAACATATTATTACTATATTATTACTATCCAATAATTATAATTCATGAGCCAAGTCTTCACTGGTCACAGTTGGAATTGTAGTTAAACGTTCTACATGTAGAGATCCATACTCAGATTTCTTACACAGATACTCTAATGCCTCATACTTTAATCTTCTAGTTAGGATATTTGTTAAGGATCCATCTGTCCCAATACCAGAATCTAAAGGATGGTCTTTAATGTTTGGGACAGACATCCATGTTGCCGTAAAGAATATATCGCCTGATTCATCACATTGTATAATCTTTATTTCAAGCAATCGCGTCGTCTTAACATCACAAACTTTTTTATACTCAATACTGAGTTCTTCAGAATTGTCATCGTCGCGGTTGTTTTTTATGGATTTTGGTGTATCACGAGAAATATTCTTTGGTGGATGACTATCCGGAAATATCCGGAAATTTATTCTTCCTTTGAAACCCGGTAGTTCCTCTTTGGGCTTACGAGAATCGGGCTTACGAGAATCGAGCTTACGAGAAATGAAAACATTCCTGTTCGATATTTTAATATACTCCGAGAATCCGGTGTTAATATACTTCGAGAATCCGGTGTCAAACACAGACGACATGGCGATGGTGAGAAAATAGGGTTAGTACTGGGTGAGTGTGTGTGTAAAATATAAATCAACCCTTTATATTTTTCAATTTTTATATAGTTTTTCTGTCAAATTCTACTATTTTTGTCTATACAGATAGTTTGTGAAAGACAATAAAAAATCTGTTATTTATATAATAGAAAGATGGGGGCTTCATTATTAGAATTACTAGCAAAGGGAGAACAAGATATTCCACTTATTGGTAATCCACAATTTAGTTATTTCAAAAGTGTATATCGGCGACATACAAATTTTTCAATAGAGCCTATACCACAATATTTCAGTGAAAAAGTAAATTTTGGAAAAAGAGTTGTCTGTAAAATTGATAGAAGGGCAGATATGTTAAATGCGATGTTTTTAGAAATAGAACTCCCAGCATTACAAACAAATGTTAGTTGGATTAATGGTATTGGAAATCATATGATTAAAACAGTTGAATTACAAATAGGAGGCGTGATGATTTGCCGAATGACCGGGGAATATCTAAATATCTACGGTGAAATCAGTTCTAGCGAGGGAAAACGAGCCGTATATTACAAAATGGTAGGTAAGTTTTCTAGTTATAATAGGACTAGTCAAAGTGGCGCTGTAAATTTATTTATACCATTGCCATTTTGGTTTTGTAAAAAGATTGAAAATTCTCTCCCATTAGTTGGTATGCAATATAGTGAAATTAAAGTCATAGTGGAATTCCGCAATTTTTCGGAATGCTGGTATTCTGGCACAAGTATGAGTATTACTCCAACTACGCAAGAGATAACAAATGCTATGTTATATTGCGATTATATATTTTTAGATACACAAGAAAGACGTAAAATGGTTGGAAAGACAGACCATACTTTTCTAATCGAACAAGTCCAACTATCTGAAGCCAATACAGTCAATACTGGTACAACAAATAACAACATCGATTTTAAATTTAATCATCCAGTCAAAGAACTAATTTGGGTATATCAAGCAAATGCTGTAAATTTAACAAACGATTGGGGAAATTATAGTATGACCCTTGATGATGACACTCTAGTACAAACAAGAATACCCCCAATAACATATTGCACTTATCAAATGAATGGAAACGAACGATTTTCAAAAAGATTAGCAAATTATTTTAGATATGTCGTCCCATGGCAAAGACATACTTCTGTAAATGCCGAAGAATTTATGTATCTATATAGTTTCTCACTATATCCAGAAGAACACCAACCATCTGGAAGTTGTAATATGAGTAAAATAGATAGCAACCAATTCCAACTAGAATATACATCTAGTATCCCATTGGGAGATATTAGAATTTATGCTATTAATTATAACATAATCCGAATCAAAAATGGCATGACTGGATTAGCATATAGTTAATAAAAACAAAAAAACAAAAATGCAAAATGTAAAATATTAATTGTAAATTGTCAATAAATCTAAATTTCGTTAATAAGTTCGATGTGAGTTAGGGGAATTTTACGACAACAATGTCGGATTAGTCCTAATTCATCTAGTGCCTCACCCTCTGGAGTTTTTTTAAGACTTGCTACATTAACATCAATAACAGAAGCTGTATTTGGGTCTAATTTTAATGCCAATTTCTTAGCACGGACTTTCTCTACATAAGAATCATACTTATCAGCCAACATCTTTCCACATGTGAAACATCGAATTGGTATAATCATTTTCTGTTCTTTTATTATTATTATGTTATTTATTATGTTTTTATTATGTTATTTTTTATTTGTATTATAATGATAAATTATATTCCTTAAATTCAATTTTAGAAAGATAAATGTATTATTAGACATTATTAGACATTATTATGTATTTATTAGACATTATTAGAACGTATTCCTTGAAATGTTATCTAGTAGGAAATTAATATACTTAGATAACATAATATAATATAAAAAATTTAAGATTTTATTAAGATGCTAGAAGGTACATCACAAGAAATATTTGCAACAGTTTTAAAAATCGCTATACCAGCGGTTATATTTTTATGGATATTGATAGAATATACTAGTTATGTTCCAAAAAGTAATGCTAGAGTAAAGCTTGACAAAGATGGTTTTCCAATTGATGAAAAAGAGAATTTTTTGGATGTTAGATATAGACCTATCCCAGTTAAATGGGAAGATGAACCAGTGGGTATGGATACAGATATTCTACGCAATATAACGTATAATAAAGATGTTGTATTGTCAAAATATCATGAATTGTCTTATTTCCAATTGAATAATATAATACAGAGGGTTACTATAAATAATAACAAACAATATAAAATGGCTGAATTAAAGCCTAAATTAAAACCATTAATTATTTCGGAGGATGATAAGGAATTTTATCCAAATTCCAAAACTACTCAAATTAAGTTGGCTAGTGGTTTAATTGGAGAACATAAACTTCATACTAAAAATATTAAATTCATTCTAGCGACAGTAATTGGATTAATCAATAAAGAGTTATTATCTCATCAAAAGCAAACAAGGGAGGTTGCAATTAAATTATCTACGGAGAAAGGCTCTGGACTTATTCTTAAAAAAGAAGGTAATGATATGTTGTCTCCGTACCATGAATATCAGCCATTTACAATTTTAAATCACCAACTTATAACGTATCATACATTTATGAATGATGGAAAGTTATTGACTAGATATATTTTAGATATTAAGATTGGTAGAAATAATAAACCACATCAATTTGTAATTCAACTTGATGGTCTAGTGATAAATCCGAAATCGCCAAATATCTTAAATAAATCTCTAATGATATCATCCCAAAATATTATTGGAATTCCAATAGAACATACCCTTGATAGTCAGACGGAACAAGGAAAGCATCAATCGAAATTGAAAGATGTATCTAGCGAACTAAAAAGGAAACCAATGAGATGTGGAGGTATGAATAAAAAAATACTAGAAGAAGACGAATATATTCAAGAAATCTTATCTAATAAAAAAGTCGAAGGCATGTTTGAAAATATTGATTCAAATGCGAAATGTTTCCATCCAAAGGGAGAGAATGGAGAATTACCATATGAAACTAAACTAGACTGCGAATCATATCATGTAGAGGCTGGCGGTTTTGGTATATGGGATGCGCCATGTCAAAAAGATGAGGAATGTCCCTTTTATCAAGCAAATAAAAATTATCCTAATTCATTTGGTAAATGTGAAAATAATAAATGCGAGTTGCCAATTGGGCTAGAAAGAGTTGGTTTCCGCCATTATTATAAATTAACAAAGCCATTTTGCCACAATTGTTCTAGCTCTTCAGTTGGAGATGATAATAATTGTTGTGATAGACAAAAAGAATTAATTAAATCTAAAAAACTAAAAATGCAAACCCCCGATTATATGTTCGTTGGAGATAAACAAATACGCAAAGAAAACATTGATATATTAAAAGCACAAAATCTTGCATTATCTAGCAAAATATAATACAAAATAAAAGATAACTTAAACTAGTAAAAATATATAATATAACTTAAAATATATAATATAACTTAAAATATATAATATAACTTAAAATATATAATATAACTTAAAATATATAATATAACTTAAAATATATAATATAATATAACTTAAAATATATAATATAATATAACTTAAAATATATAATAATGGCAACCTATTATGATAAATTAGAAATTGAGAAATCGGCAACTCCAGAAGAAATTAAAAAGGCATATAAAAGGCTAGCATTCAAATGGCATCCTGATAAAAATCCCGATGACAGAGAGGGGTCAGAAGAGAAATTTAAAGAAATATCGCATGCATATAAAATATTATCTGATCCGGATACGAGAGAAAAATATGATAGATTTGGGGAAGATGGGTTGCAAGAAAATGGTATGGCATCCAATTTCGATCCATTTGAGATATTTAGGCAAATGGGGAGTAATTTTAATTTTCCTGGTATGCATCAACAACAAGAAGAGCAAAATAGGGTTGGACCAGACCAGAAACGCGAATTAGGGGTGCCCTTAGATACTCTATATGTCGGGCAGGTTAATGCTATAAATTTGACAAAAAATATTAAATGCACTGGTTGTGATGGTGTTGGAACCCCAACAAAAGAGGGTTTTGAAAAATGTAATATGTGCGATGGAAAAGGTAGAGTGATTAGAATTCAACAAATGGGTCCTTTTCAACAACAGGTTATAACAGCGTGTGTAAAATGCCAACAAACAGGTAAGATTATTAAATCTGATATGAAATGTAAAAAATGTAATGGTAATAAAACTGAACAACATGTTAAAAAGATTGAATATTATATTTCCCCTGGTGCTAGACAGGGGGATGCAATTGTATTAAAAGGTGATGCTAATTGGATACCCCCATTCAAAGAGGCTGGAGATTTTATATTTATTATTAGGGAAGACCCACCGATTAATCCAAAATGTAGGCTGAAAAGACAATGTGAAAACTTAATATTGCAACTAGATATAAGTTTAAAAGAAGCGTTGTGTGGGTTTTCAACTACCATCGAGCATTTAGCAGGTAGAACTTTAGAAGTTAAATACAATGGGGTGATTCATCCAGATAAACAAATGATGATTAAGGAACAGGGAATGCCTATTAAAGGACGTGATATACTAAAGGGCGATTTAATAATTAATTTCAATATTATATTTCCAGATAAATTATCAACAGAAAGAATTAAATATTTAGAAAAAGTCTTACCAAATGCACCAGTATTACCAGCATCAAAACCAGGACAAATAGAATGTAAGATTATACCTGTCGATAATACTAATCGCGCAAGTAGTCATAGAGAATTCTCCGGAGATGAAGATGGGAATACCGGAGTCCAATGCGCCCAACAATAAAATATAGGACAAAAAACAGGCTATTTTATATACAATTCCACCATAAATGAATAAAAAATTGATTTATAACTTAAGAATAAACCTTTATATACAAGTATTTAAAATGGAAAACTGCATAACTAATCAAATCGTATCTGACACATCACCTTTATATGGTGATAATAATAATTCACAAGAACAAGTATTAAATATTTCGAAAGTAAAAAAAGCTAAAAAGGTGATTGATGTTGCTTCTCGATGTCTAGCGTTAAAGGTGAATGGGGCTCAATGTACTAGGCAAAAACTTAATACTACTGAATATTGCAAATTACATTCGACAAACAGGCAAAATGGAACTATTGATAATATCCCAATGGATAAAATAAGTGCTAAACGTGGTAGGAAAAAGAAAGTAAGCATTGATGCGAAATATTTTGATAATAACTTTATAACAATGTGGAAAGAATGTATAAATGAAATCCCACGATTTGTTGATAGATATGGAAATGTATATACCATTGATGATGTTAAGCCAACTTTTATAGGGAAACGGGCATTTGACAATACATTAATAACCCCAACCGAATTGATAAAATATATCAAAGATGATAAAACATTTACATAATGTAATTCAAATAATACATCTCACATATTATATATATATATATATATAATGCAATGCATACATAATTTACACATAAAATTGATTTTATAATTTATATTTTTTAACATTTTAAAGCAATAATAAAGGCAATAATAAAGACAATAATAAAGGCAATAATAAATATGTTAGAAATCAAATTTAATAATGAATTATTTGAT